TGTTTAATTCGTCTGATCACAGATACTTTATAAAGTATTTTAATACTTTTTTGAATCCGTCAATGCGTAAGTCCTAGATTAAAACTTAAATAATTGAATTTTAAATTATCGAACATTGAGGAAGCTAAATATGTTAACTGATCAAGAAATCCAACAGGCTATTAATACAGTATCCATAGGTCCTAATAATCTTCACGAACATCCTGACTGTGTTCGAATTGCTTACGCCTGGCTAGATGCTCAAAAGAAAATTCAATCAGCTTGCCGTCAATCCTACCCCTTGAAGCATTATATTGAAAAGTGGGCTGGCAGATATGTAAGTGAAAGTGATGTAAAGGTTGCAGCATATTTGCATCCTGAGGTTAAAGGCAAATACCCCAATTACAATATAAGTAGTAATTTAATAGAGCCACAGAGATCCAGATTATTTGGTATTTCCGAAGCCATGACACAATTGAACTATCACGAAAGTCATGATCCCAAAAAATACAAGTATCATGAATAGATAGAATACACTTTAAAGTAAGCCCTCACTTGAGGGCCTTCTTGATTAAAAAATAGCTTTTTTAAGTAAATTGAATGCCATCTTAACAGCGTTAATAAAGCGGATAATCAATGGAATCCAATAATCAAGATTATTGAAAACTTCCTTGATTTCCTTTTTAGCGTATGCAATTACCCAATCCCGCTTCTCATCACCAGATAAAGTACTATTTTTCAGTTTTTCGGCTGCATCCATATACCTTGCAATCTGGCTTAAGATTGGGCCGCCAGATTCAGCAACCTCCAGTGTGGATTTGGATACCTGTTCAATTGTTAGTGAGGTCATGATTCGGATACTCCTGTTGCAGTTACACCAGACATAATCGGAAGGTTGTAGCGGTGATCTGCTGGGCGATTAGTCATGCCAAACCAACGGAATTCCTGAAACTCCGATTCAGCGTATAGGGCATAAGAAACCATATTGGACTGATTGCCACCCAGGCAGACCAACTTGCCAGTTTTACTGTCACGCCCCACAACAAAGCAGACATGGCCACCACCTTTACGTGACTTGATCGCCACACAGCCATAAGCGGGCCTAAACAATTTTGATCCGTAATTCACATAATCCAGCGCCCGATACCAATGTTTTGGATATTTCACACCTGCCGTTTTTAAACAGTGGGCAATAAAAGTTCCACACCATGCAGTCTCATCTTCAGACCACCAAGCCCCAAGTGATTTCAGCCACTTTAAAATAGTTGGATTGTGTTTGGTCTTACTTGTGTTCTCACGCAACCCGATATGCTTTTTAGCCTCAACCATCCACGCTAAATCATTGGTTTTTTGAGGGCTGGATAAAAGGCTATTAATCCCCATGAGCTGTGGTTGATGCAGTTTTGGTTGATAAATCTTCTTACCAAGCCAGGATAAAAACACCATGACCGACCCTGTGATAAATGCATGGTACTCAACAGGGATCACTTTAAAGTCCATCGCCCATTGCAATGCCGGAATAACGACAAGCAATAAAAAAGCCCCCAAAATTGGGAGCTTTACAGAAAGATACTTCCAGGCACTTTGCTCAATTAATTTCATTTGGCGCTCCAAGTAGCGGCTTTATTTTTAAGCCAGTTTTCAATAAATGTACTTCCAAGAATTCCCAGAGCTGATGCAATTGCAATCAAAGCTAATGGATGAATATCTGGAATTTGTAATAAGACCCCACCAGCCAAAACGGATGAAGCTGATCCCAAAATAGTCCGACCCAAAACAAGTCGAACAGTTAGCCTTTCCTCAGATACCAGAAGTTTAGACAGGCCGATGACAGCCCCGATCACAACAAGCATCCAAAATGTTTTTTCATGCTCCTGCATGATCCCCCCTATTTTTTGGCATTGAAAAAGCACCTAAAAAGGTGCTGTTAGTTGTCCATAGATTATGCTTCAGCTGTTGCTTGTGTGATCCGTGCCGAGTAATTCCATGATGTCGGTTTCCAAACATCTCGTGCAGCAACACGCACATAATATGTGGTCGTCGATTGCAAGCCAGTAATCGTGCAAGCATTTTCTGTACCGGTCCAACGTGCTTCTGTTGAATCAGGATCAAAATTAGCACTGGTACTGATCCACACCTGGTAATCTTTCAGATCCGGTACTTCACTTGGAATCCAAGTCACTGTGATCGAATCTGCAGTGGCAGAGGTGTAGACGTTCAACAATTGTGGTGGCACCGGATTACTGATATTCAGCTCCGCAAAGGTACTGACAATCGAGCCGTTCTTACTTGCAACACGAACTGTATAAGCACGCTGAACACCGTCAATCTTGGCTTCATCCATACTGTAACTATAATCAGTATTTGTCGTTTCAACTTCACGTAGCAATACACCACCTGACATGATTTGAACGATATACCCTGTGGCACCAGCTGCACTTTGCCATTGAACCTTAAAGCTTGTACCTTCAAAGGCTGACTGAAGCGATAGACCTTTTACGCCAGATGGACGGCTGCCAGTAATAGTGTGACTATAAGCCGCTACTTCATCCAGAGTCTGTTCTTTTTGCTGCAATCCATTGAAACTGGTGAACTTCAGATAAATCTGTTTTCCAACCATATTTTCATTGTAATCATGGCTAAAAATAGCACGATCAATACGAACAAATGATTCACCTGAATTATGTGGCCCTGCATCATCAAAACGTCCACGAATCAGGTCACTCAATGTATACAGCCCAGATCCATTCAATGTGGCCTCAACATAGTTAATATATTCGTCACCGACTCTACATAGAGTTGCATCAACTTCAGCATCTTCAACCGTACCACTGAACATCTGGCTGGATGTATTCAACTGAATCTGCATCTCGGTATCATCTGCATCAATCGCTGAAACCAGGGCACCATATCGAGCAGACCCATAGATCGTACCAACCATTTCATAAGTTGTATTATCCAGGCTGACCCAGACATTACAGCCGCCCCAATTAATTCCACCGGATACAGCTACCCATATCTGATTTTTACCGCTAGTCAAATCTAATGGTGGCTCAAAAATATTTGGTGCATTCACGTTTCCTGGTTCTTCATTTCCACCTTGGTACCCATTTGAGGATTGCAGATCATATTCAACCGCAGAGCGAGATCCAACAGCCAGTTCTTCAGCCGTAATAGACAACATTCCATCTTCATCTTCTTCGACACGCGTGATCCGCACTGGGAAACGATTCAAGCCTAAAGATTCATCTGTGATCGTCACAATATCCATCGGCTCTAAACGGCAGTACTTCCAGCCCAATTCAAACTCATATTCATTACGGACATAAAGTTTTCGCTGCAATAGCAACTGCACTGCATGGCGGGCAATTTTAGGTTCACAGAAAAAATCGTGCTTGACCGGATCTTGTGTACGTAGACCAAACATTTCAATATTTGCTTGGTCTTTAGCCTCCACTGTTTCAGTATTGTATTGATTGAAGCGGTTTACATATTCAATCTGGCAATGATTATAGGCATCAGTATCACGACTTCGACGTACCCGAACTGGCTGATCTTCACCTAGAAAATCGTCATCAGTAAGGTGATAAACCGGCTCCAGATCAGGTACGAACGTTACCCCATTTCCACTGACTACACTGTCACCATAAGATCGGATCTTCAAACCGTCTGGACTAGGTACCACGGCACAATTCACCGCTTCAACAATTTCATTGATGATTTCGAATGCTTCACGCTGTTCTGTCAAAGCAGGACTGATCAACAAATTGGTCGCTGTACAGTAGGTTCGAAATTCAGATAAATCTGCCATTTGCAGACTGGGTGATGCCCCATAACGTGGATTGGTAATGAAGTCTTCAATTACATCTGCAGGATTGGCATCTTGAATCGTTTCTGAGAATGTAATATCGCTAATCACTTCAAAATTGTGATTCGATAAGCTGGCACTCCCCCCCAGATCGTAGTTGGCACATGCGACATAACCGAGAAATGGATAGTGCAATGCCTGGTCAGGATGCTTTGATGGGAGATAGCCCCAAACAGGATTATGATCACCATCAAATAATTCAAACCCTAGCTGATCAATGGGTTTAAGCTGAATACCGCCTTCCGTTTTAGGAACAATCTGTTCTTTGTCACGCCAGATAATCCCAATGTCCTTAATCTTATTTTCACAGAGACCAAGCATGAAGGACGCGCTATAGGTATAAGTTGTGTTCTTGGTTTTTACACCACCACCCTTACCACCTTGCTTTTTCGTTGTTGTATGGGCTGTGGCCGTAAAATCACCATACCAGAACATATTGGCAGCGACACGGTTTTTACCGTAAACCAAAGGCTGGCAAAGACCATAGGCTGACTGCTGGATACGCATTGAATTGATACGTTTGTCAGATGTACTGACGGTACCACCACCAAAAACACCACCCATTTTATAGCCCTCTTAAACGATAAAACCCGGCAATTCGCCGGGCTAAACTTCCTTTGGTTCCATCCTGGAGGATGACCCCCTGATGAATATATGAGTGGATAATCGTTGGCCACTCGACGACAATTGCAGCATGACTGATGCATTTGCCAAAATGATAGAGAACAATGTCACCCGGTTGAGGCTCACTAACTTCATCGCAGAACTGCTGGATATGTTCTAAATAACGCTGGCCCATTTGATGAAGATGCCAGTCGGCTGGATATGAACCCGGATTGTAATGATCAATTAACCCCACTGCTTCGTAAACTTCACAAAGCAGTGTTGCACAATCGACACCGACACCTTTGACACGCCCTTGGTGATGATAGGGTGTGCCGAGCCAGGTTAAGGCTTCGGCAACGGCTTCTAAGTTCTTCCCCACTGTTACACCGTTCGCATTGATAGTGATTTCATCTTATTAGAAGTCGTATTAATTAAACACCAAGCTTCTGCGACATGGGCATACAACGGACTAGACCATACCAAAGGAGCTTTAGCTGGGTCTCGTGATACTCCGACATTAAAATGAAGATTGTTAATCCATGTTTTCTCCTTCACCGTCGTATTGTTTCCAACTAAAGTGCCATTATTTAAAAACTCCATCAAACCAGGCTGTAAATAAGTTGCGGCCTTGCTCCAAGTGGTTGCATTTACTAAAACGTTGTCAGTTATAATTGTACCTTGTAGACCATAACCATATGAGAGATAGTGCCAAGCGTTTGCAATGTCTGTATTTGTTAAACGTCTATAATATAAAGCGTTCATACGCTTATCAACTGTTTCAGCTGCTGATGCTGAATCGGATAACTCCGAAAGCTCACCTAGTGTAAATGCACCAGATACACCATAACTCGCACCAGTAGATAATAACGGGGCTTTTGCGATCACAAAAATCCCAGAACTTTTAACATTATTAGCAACGCCCTTTGTTTTTAGCACATTTGCAGAGGCTGCCTTTAACTCAATGGTTGGAAATGCAAAACTGGTCGTATCATAGTTAATGTTATTCGGTGTTCCAATTGTTACATCAATGTCACCTGCCTCTCCAAACAATGTATAAAGTTTTTTCGGCTTGCCCCCTGACAACTTCACCCCCCAATTTGCGCTTGTTGCAGAAAAAACTTCTGCCGATGTTAAATTGTTTTGATAACAAAATTGAAAAGCATTTTTAACAGCTTGTTCATTTGCAATAAATCCACCATCCGCTAAAACACGTTGCTTATATATTGTGAAGTCTAAAGACTCCACGTTTCCATCCAAAGCGTTTTTTGATTTTAAAACTAAAGTTGACATGATTATTGTCCTTGATTAATTAAATTTGATAGTGCAATCACTGAATATTTTAAATTAACTGTATTGTCTGCTTCCCAGAGCAAAAACTTTTTGCTTGCTGATAAATTCTCAATACATGAATAAGCAACAGGCTGATTAATCGTGGTTGGTAAAAGATGAGTTATCCAGTTTTCACCTCCATCATATGAAGTGTGAATAAGTAGCTCTTTACGTGATGTTGTATTACATGCCGTTAATTGAAACTTGTTTGCAGTTTTATCAAACCGATTTTCACCTTGTATCAAGCCTGACATGATTATTTCATTTGTAAGTGCTTTATTAGGTTTAACCTCAGAATATTCTTTCGTTGCATCGGAATGTCGCGCCAATACTTTCGGCGGATTTCTACTCTCTAGCCGGATTGAAAAAAGCATGTCGCCATTTAAATCTTCTGCACATTGCACCTCATTTGCGCTTGCATAATCCGCAAACTCACCCAAATTCCAAGTTTCACCATTGTCATCTGAATAGATGTAACCCGATCGGAACTGCATTTGCGCATAGGTTGTTCCACTATGCCAGAGTGGGAAAATGATACGCCCTTTATGCTGCCCGTGTCGTTTCACTAAACCTTGTGAACAAGGGCAAAGTACATTCCAACCCGTTGAGCCTTTTACACTCGTAATATCTTCATATTCTGACCAATTTACACCGTCATCATCTGAATATCTCTTATATAATTGGTGCTCTGTTGAACCATATCTGCGAACATACAAGCAAATGATGCGACCGCTATCAAGCTTTACAGCGCACGCATTCATAAAAGTTCTTAGTTTATTTTCTGAATCAGTGAATGCTGCATGTAAGCATTGAACATTAGAAACAGAAGCCACACCAGTTGTTTCTTCAACCGTAACTGTTGCGACTCCTTGACTATTCCTTCCGAAATCTTCCCAGCTTTGTCGTGCTTCAAAAAATAATAAATATTTATTTTTTCCGATTCGAGTAATTGCTGGGATTCTCAACATTGTGACGTCATGTGGAAAAACGCCCATTGCGTGTACTTCTGAGGCTTTAAGTAAATAATCTGTATGCTCAAAATTCTGCATGTTTTCTGTTAAAACATAATCTGCATATTTCCCTGATAAATAGGCATTCTTCAAATTGAGTTCATTATTTTTCGAATTTCCAGCTAGATTCTTTAGCGCTAGTGTTAGGTTACCGATTGTTGGTAATATTAGCTCGCCTTTAGCATTTTGAATAATTGTTTTATTACCATTAATATCGTGTAACTCAATAAGATTTTCCGAATCAGTGACCGATACTAATGAATTTAGATCGTTAATTGAAGATGCAATATCAGAACCTAAGCCAACGATATAAATTTTACCGTCTTTTTTAATTCTATATACTGATTTCCCATTTGCGTCTTTTAAAACAGTAATATCAAGACCATCTTCAAATATGATTTTTTCTTCGATAGCTGCTTTTGAGATAGTAAGCGGATCATAAGGACTCTTAGTTAAACTTGTTGCCCCAGATATAGCTTTATAATACTCTCCGCCTTCTTCATCACTCAAAACTTTCACAGACACACCCAATGGAATATTTGCAATATCTGCGTTTGCATCTGCCAAACTAGGATAAGACTTAAAATATCCGTTTGCTGTTGCAGCCAGTCGACTATCTAGCTCGCCAACAAAATTTAGTAATTTACCTTGTGCTAATTGAAATTTACGCTGAGTAACATTTGTCCCAGCAAACTCCAGAATATTTGGTAAAGGCATTTTCTGACCCCATAAGAAAACCCAGCTCAATGGCTGGGTATGGATTAATACAAAATTGGTTAAACTGCGGTTTCTGGTACCGGTATAAATGGCGCACCACGGAAACGAGCGAAATTATCGAAACGGTTTTGGCAAGTTTCCAAACGCTTATCGCATCCTGGATAAACCTTGATTCGTTGCCCTGCCTGTGGTGCTTCCAACAATGGCAAAGTCAATAACAAAGCACCTGATTCATGCATTCGAATCGTTCGTTTTAGACCAGCATTTCCACCGTCCAGAAACTCGATCACGCCTTGAGTAAACCAACCTTGAGGCTGATTCACCTGGCATAAAATTCGTGCTGCAGTACTGCCCGTTTCAATATTTGTCTGCACCATAAAGTCTTGACGTAATAGACCGCATGCCGTGTCAAATAGCGTATTAGTACAGCTTGGCTGATAAAGATTTCGCGGCATTTGCACGTTCAATTCATCCAGATCTGATGCAACACTAGCTTGAATTGAATTGCGATCTAAGTCAGGCTCAATGATTCGACCTTCGAACAATTTGATCGTCCCGGCACTGGTGTCCGTTGGTGTATTCATAGCCATGAATATGCGCTCTAACTTAAATCGAGCACCATCTAATTGGCCATTATGAAATGCTTGAACAACGTTGATGCCGTTCCATTTGTTATCGTCAATACAATCAATATTGATCGATAAATTATCGACTTCAATACCCAGTGAAAGACTGATTCCATCACGGCTGATAATTGGGCCATCTGAGTTATAAACCTGACCGGCAACCACCAGGTCAAAATCATAATTCGTATATCGAAAAACATCGCCCTGCACTGTTGTAATGGTGTAGAGATCCGCCATCACAAACTGATCAGCATCAAGTAACGCAATTAGTTTTGCAGAAGCTGCTCTCATACTTTATTTCCCAAAGATCCGATCAGCTCAACCTTATTGGCTTTCCATAACTTGCTCATAAAGTTGGTGTATTGCTGTTCATCGTCAGCAAATCGACAACGATAGTAATATGTGCCTGATACTGTCAGCGTATCGCCTTCTGCCAGTGGCACTGGCAAGGTTATAAATCCATTTTTACTGATGCTGTATTGAGTTTCCCACATTCGCTCATCCAAATCAGTCCACATCGGTTGATCTAAATCATCTGCCCACATCAGTGGATCTTCTGATTCAAATTCTTGTGTATGTGCTAACGGTATTTGTGATGTATACATCTGCTTATGTAGCTGAAAATTTGTAGTTTCACCATCACCAGTAAAAGTGCACTTAAACTCACAGTCTTCAGGCATTTTGAAAAGAAAGGAATCGAATGCACCACGGCGTTCTAAAAAGAAACTTTCGAGTTGCTGTAATTCATTCTTCCCTTTCGATTCACGAAGAAAGCCGAATGACAAAGATATTTCATACTTTGGAACGGCCTGGTAACTTGCTCGAAGCTCCCGACCGTTCACTGATTCCATAATCTTTGTATTGAAAATGGGTTTCTTGCTAAGATCCCATTCCAGTCCTGGCAATTCAGGAAACAATACATCAGACATAACCTTCTCCCTTATCGCCCAAAATTACGGTTATAGCCTTTCAGACCACCTGCCAATTCACGACCATGCTTTTCCATAAAACGGCGTACGTCTTTTGAATCCCATGCCTGAATCGTGAAATTGTTAAATGTTTGCGCTGAACTACCACCGCCTCCACCTATTCCTCCATCGGAGGTTAAGTTTTTACCCAAAGCACGGATCGTATTGGCATGCTGTTTAGGCAAGACCATTTCCTCTTCGTGCAATTGAGTTACTGGATTCACACCTGCAGGAATGTCATAGCCGCCCCGGGCAGAAGCGATCTTGCCGACAATGCCGGCCACACCAGCAAAAGCTGCTGCACCTAATGCAATGTTTAATGGGAACGGAATTGAAGCCATGGTTTTGGCCATTGCTTCCCAGGCTGACATCATTACGGACTTGATGGTTTCCATGATCTTGAGGCCGATACGAGCAAACACTCCCACACCTGTAGCAGTTGTTTTTGCTGTTTCACCTGCTACTACGGCGCCAGTCTGTGCAGTTTGACCTGCGACTTCAGCAGCCGTTTCAGTTTTGATGAATCCAAGCTTTACAGCCAATCGAGTAGCTAAACTAGCGGCATACTTTTTCATTGGCGCCGTAATCATGCTTTGAACAAATGCCCCAGCCAATTCCGTGAAAATGGCATTCATGGCGTTTTTCCATGTCAGCGTGCCATTCATCATGGCTTGAATGCCTTTATCCCATAGCCCTGACATACGTGATGTCAAACCACCAAACTTATCTTCAAAGTCTTTCATTTGAGCATCTGATATAAGTCCTGACTGTTTTGTGTCAGAAATTTTCTTATCAGCATCAATGTCCAGAATTTGACTTTTGATTTGACTCTGTTTGCCCTCTTTGCCTGAAATAGATGTTTGGCGATCTTCTAAAGCAAGACGTTCTTCCAAGTGTTTGCGTTTTTCTTGCAGTAACTTGTCGCTTAGCTCTTTTTCCAAACGAATCTTTTCAACATTTGAGATTTTCTTAGCATCAAATTCGGCTTGAATTGTTGCCATCTCAATCTCGTAATATCGCTGAGATTGTTTCTCTTTAAAATCAATTTCAGCATTAATCTTTTGTTTGGTTTCCTCAAACTCCTGCAGTCTTAATGCTTTAATTTTTTCAGCAGCATCTTTTTCAGCCTGTACTTTAAATGCTACTTTTTCAGCGCTTGAAACCTTAGATTTTTCAATTTCCTCAATCGATTTAGCTAAATCCAAAGCAATTTTTTGCTCTTTGGATGCATACTTGTAGCGAATATCTGCAAGGGCTTTTTCAGCTTGTTCAGCTGCACGTTCTCTTGCTTTTGCATCCGCATCAGATTTAGCTTTTGCCGAAGTTCCTTTTGCATCTTTAACACCAGTACCAATACCTTTTGATGGATTAAACGTACTTGGTTTTGGTTGAGATACTGGCTTAGATATGCCACCTGATGGATTTTTTAAAAACAAATATTGGAGTCTTTGATTTCCAGTATTGGCAGAATTCGAAATACTATCACCAGCTGTACCCCAAGCATTGGCGGCGTTATTAACACCAGTGTTCCAACCTGTTTTTAAATTATTTAGGCGCGACTGCATCTGACCTGTATAACGATCGGTAATGGAGCCTAATTGTGATAACCCACTTTCCCAAGATGCTTTCGCACCTGAAAAGTTAAAGTTCAATACATTGCTAACCACATTGCCAAACGTTTGGAACTTAATCGATAGGACGTCAAGGCCGAATTGAATCGTATCTCGGAATCCTCCGAATACATTCACTACCGTATTTACCGAAATATTGATTGCTTGGCACACTGTAGCGACGACCGCACGAATAGCAGCAAAAGCAATTTCAATACTAACCTTTAGACCAACTGCTACGGCTGCGAATCCATTCATCGCACCAGCAACTAGATCGATAAACCCAACTTGTTGAATCGACCCATCACCAATATCAGCTGTTAAATCACTCCAAATTCCACCTATCGTACTAAATACTGTTTGGACAATATCAAGTAGGCTTTCAAAAGTTGTAATTATCGCTGTTACAGCAGCATCTATCCCCTCTCTTGCAGTAGAAGCAAAAGTAAGAAAATCATTTGCTAGATTAGTAAGCGCAGGTGCTGCTTGAGCTGCTAGTCTGGTAAATACCCCATCGATAGTCTGTTGGATCGTATTTAAGGCAGTATTGAATTCCTTTGTCTTAGCAATTGCATCCTGATCCATGATCAAGCCAAGTTCATGCGCTTGTTTTGAATACTCTTTTAGCTTCTCAGCATTGTTTTCTAGCAATGGAGCCAAGAGCGTTGCATCATTAGCGATTGACTCCATGTAGAAAGTCATCTCAGCTTGGGATACGTTGGCTTTCTCTAAAGTTTGATAATACTTTTCGAGGATTTGCGGACCAGTAAGACCTTGGAACTCTTTGGCAGTCACCCCCACTTTTGGTGCAATTTTTTCGAAGAAATCAGCCATTTCTCCGCCACCAGTTTGCATGAAATCACCAAACTTATCATTCACATCTTTCATGATGTCAGATAGCTTGTCTTGCTCGACCATGACTGATTTAGAGGCAAATGCCCACTCTTGGAATTCTTTTGTGGTTGTATTGGCCAATCGTGCTTGAATTTCCAATTCCTTAGACGCTCGACCAACTTCAGACGTTAATGACGCCAATCCAATAACCGCTGTCCCAACTGAAGCAGCAATTCCCACACCTACGGCGGCAAAATTTTTAGCTAGGTTGCCTGAAATGGATTTTCCAATATCTTCAAATCTGTTACTGATATTCTTCGTTACATCATCTAATCCGGTTTTGATATTTGAGAAGTCCAGCTTAAATTTAACTTTATTCCCTGTATCTTCAATCCGTTTAGCGCCGTCACTAACGATTTTTTCAGCATCATTCATGCCCTTTTTAAGGTCGGAAGTTTTCGCACCGACATGCACTTCTACTCGATTGTTACTCATGATTCCTATCTCGCAGGCATAAAAAAACCGCCGTGAGGCGGAATAAAGTAGGTATAAAAAAAGCACCCTGAGGTGCTTAATCAATCAATATGTCGGAATAATTGGGTAGTAGGACACAGCGACACGTTGGTTTAAAATCTTGCCAATGGGAAATAATAAAATCTAAATCATCGTTAAAGCTAAATGACTTGCCATTTAATTCCTTACAGGTAGCAGGAGCAGTTTCATAATTACCATCGTTGAATTCAGCACTTTCAACTCCCATTTTTATTTGACTGTGAATGTTATATAAACTTAAGTGTCTTAAGATAAACCAATTTCTATATAACTTATCATTTGCCAGCTTGGTACAATCTGCAACTGGATCTGAGGCTGCGACATCTAAAAATTTTAAAAACAGCTTATGTGATAATTCTGGAGAATTTTTCAACCAAACTGATAGGTTTTCCAAAAAGGGAATTATGGCTTCATCTATGATTAGAAAAGATTCATTGTTGATAACCGTCCTTTTATTTAGCTCAGTAAAATCAAAATGCTTTTGCTTAAGCAAATCAAAAAAACTATCCCTTTCACTGTCTGTGAATTCGGATACCCACCAATCTGTAAGATTAATTTCAAAAAGTCCGAATTTAGCATTCGATTCATTAGATTTTGTCATAGAGCACATATTACATAACAACTAGGTTTGTAATACCACAGCTTGAAGATTTTGCTTGTGAATGAATAAAACCCATATTGAATTCTTTGAATGTTCTAGTTTCACCAGCTTTAATGATTTCATAAACCTCACGTTTATTACTGTCAATTTTCGTTCCACTATTTGAAGAATGCTCACACTCAACAGTGAAATCTTTAATATCTTTATCCCCATTGTTCTTGATAGTCATATCAATCATCATGATGCTTTCAAACCCACCCTTGCTCCAATCAAAATTGAATTCTAAATTCTGCAAGGCTTGCTCTTTTGGTGAAAGTGTTGGAGTCCCCGATGATGAGCCTCCATTATTTTCACCACCAGCCATCGCTCCGATAATTCCTAGTATAATTATGCCTAACACTACCCAAGTAAATTTTGAAGTCGGTTTTTTTACTTTTGCACCACAACCTGGACAACTTGATGCTTGCGTACTAACCTGCGCCCCACATTCCTTGCAATTGATTAAAGCCATTTTTATTGCCATTTGTTATAAAGTCACACAAACTTTAACCAACTCAAGTATATAAATCAATCAGGGCAACCTTAGCCACCCTGAGGAAAGTTCTGCAGATCCGCAAACAAATCATCTTCATCATCGTTTTGCAAATCATCTGAACCGGTACTGTCTTCAATTCCCATAAATGCTTCAAGGATTCGACATAATCGCTGAATACCGACATGGCTGGGAGGACACTGTTTTTGATACGCATTCAATGCTTTGACTCTTGGGAAATCCAATTCATTACGCACATAGTCGTAACCCTTGCCCAAAGTCAGCACCAAATGCGTGTACAGTTCCTCCCAGTCTATTCCCCCGAATCGGTTGCCTGCTCGTCTTCACCTGTATAAACCAGACCAGAAGCCCCCATGACCGTCTCAAATACGGCGTTCACGTGACCAACATCAAGCAGTTCATCAGCAATAAATTCACGTGTAATGTCAGGATAGTTACGCTTTAAAGAGCCATAAGCAACATCTGCCACTAAAGCAAAGTCACTTGGATCAAAGGTTTTAAGCTTTGGCATCAGCTTTTCAGCAGCACCTAATGACAACGGCGCAAAAATCCAAATCTGGCCGTTAATTTTAAGCGGATTACCACGTGGGTTTTCGACCTGGTTAAATTGCATTTGGTATTACTCCGAAGTAGTCCATTTGAAGACACGGCCTAAATCATCGGCCATTGGTTGGAATTCAAACTCAGGTAGATCGTAATCATCCTGTTTTGAGCTAAAGGCAAGCTTATTGCTGACACAGCGGAAGAATTCCATACCAAAGAATTTACCTTTGTAGTCACGGAACAGATCAACACTGAATTCAGGCGTATAACCCATATCCAAATTGCTTACGACACCTGACTTGGCACCTGCCACCGTCGCTGTGTATTTAAAGCTGATAAAAACAGTTTTACCCACATCAGCTGCTGCAAAGGTATAAACACCTGCCGCTTCATCCACACTGTATTGACCTGCAACCGGTGCACTTGCTACACGCTTTAAAGGAACTGCTTTGGCATCTGTCACACCCAAGTCTTTCAAGAATGTGCCGCTGTTCGGAACGACTGGTGTTACTGACGCTGCAACGACTTCACCATTGATGGTCTGTGCTACTGCAGTAATACCACCTTCAGTGACCACGCCACCAAAGAAAATGGAATTCAACAATGCGCCGTTGATGCGACCCATAGTCGCTTTACACTTAATTGAACCTTTACCGCGTGCGGCGTCTACGGCGAACTGACCACGGCCATAGAGTTCTTTTAAGTCATAGCTGATATCAACTGACGTTGACTGCACTACGCCCACTTCAACTGGTGTGCCGTTGGTGATTGGATTACCGTGCACATCCTGTAATGGTGTGGCAAAGATTTTACCGGCACCAAATAAATATTGAGCCATATCGACCTCTTAAAAATGAGAAAACCGCCGTAGTGGCGGTCATGGAATTTATAAATTGCTTTAGGTAGTGGTGAGGATCCGGATCGGAATAATCGAAATCCCTTGGTCATCAAGCATGTTTTCCACTGCTTCAAAAACTTCGATCGTACCCTCGATCCAACAATGCTCGACCAATCCACCTAAGGTTTGGTATTCGCAGATGTCAGGATTATCCGGTGCAAGCTTGGCACGCACTTGATCAATCATCTGATTCAACTGTACCGACGGCGGTATGGATGGATCTGATTCATGAATGTAAACGTACACTTCCGCTTCAAGTTCAACCTTGGCATCCAAGCCTTTCACTGGTGCTTCGGTTTGATTACCTTGGGTCACGAATAAAGCTGGACGCTCTTCAGGTGCAACATGATTGAAATGCTTTAAACGGCGACTTGTGGTTTTAATCCCCTCGATGCCTGACAAGCGATTAAACAATGCTTGGTAAATGGCTTCACTATTCACTGCTTAATCCCCTTTCAATTGCAGCATCAATATTCTTCGGTACGATCTTCGCCACTTCATCCAGTGAATCACGCATAAAACGGCGCTCTTTCATGTCGACTTTACGTGAATGGGCTTTAATCATGATTTGACGTGGTGTGATTGGCAGACCAAAGACTTTCTTAATCGTGCGCAAATGTGCCTTGATGGCCATCGTGCCTTTTAAGCCAAATTCATGAGCAAAGGCATAAGGTACTAAAGCACCACCCGCACCGACTGTACCCTCGATCCAGTCCTTATCCTCTTCCACCTTAGATGAAACGGATCCTCTTAAACGCCCAGACTGCACATTCAGGCGCTGACCTGTCAGCATGTCTTCCTGAATAGTGCGCTGAAGTTTAAGTGTGAGTGCATTTACCGTGCGTCGTATTTCAGCACGTACACGCTCATTGACCTCGTTAAAATCAACATCAGCATCAACACGGTAATCACTCATACATCACCTACTTTGCAGCAGCAGTTTCCTTTTTCGGTTCTGCTTTGGCTTCAGCAACCGCACGTTTAAAACCATGTGGTGCCAAGATGTGTGCAATGTCGGTATCCGACTCGATCACACCTTTTTCAACCTTGTATGTGATGCCTGCAATTTCAAGCGAAGTCGCTTTGAAATGATCAGGCGCTTGATACTTAAATGACATGCCTTGCTCCTAAACAACGAAAGCTCCAACGCCCAAACGATTGGGATTGGTACCATCATTGCCAATTGGAATTGAATTTTTTAATGCCAAATAACGTTGGCCATAAATGCTTTGGTTGTAAAACGCATCGGTACCAGAACGTGAAAAACTCACGCTCTGACCTGCAATGGTCATACTCGACGCATCTGAAAAGCTGTTACCTGACTTTGATTTGAGTGCAACCTTGAGAATATGTGCTGCATATAGACCCACAGCACGTTCTTTCAGATCACCAAATTCAAGTGACTTCACAACGAGATCCGCTTCCTCTAATGCGTCTGCAATTTCTGCATCGGGTAGATTCATCAGCGCCGTGTCGTACTTAAACTTCAACTTAAAAGCTTGTGGGTCCATAGCTCACCTTATTCGGTAGCTTGAGCAAGTTTTTCTTGCAACTGCTCAAGGGTTTCATCTTCAGCAAAGGTGATTTCAAGATCAGTCAGCGCTTTACGCACGTCATCAATTGTAAGCTCAGCAGGTTTGGATTCATCCTTGCCTTTACCATCATCTTTGCCTGATTGAGCACCCTTACCACGACCTGAAGCAGGTTTAGAATCACCAACTTCTGCAACTTCTTCAACAGCCAGCTCACCTGCATCAATCAGATGCTTGGCAAACTTATTCTTTTGAAGTGCTTTGTGGTGATTGGCTTCAACTACTACGGCGATACCTTTAGGTAAAGTCACCAGGCCTGCAAAAACAAAAGCGGCATTAGAGCCGCTGTATGTGTATGAATATTTAGCCATGAGATTTTAATCCTTATGCATGGTCAAGGTAACGAAGTGAATCAACACGCTTCAGCCAAACACCTTGGTATTTGTAGTGGCCTGGCACAAGTACATCCAGGCCTTTCGGTTGCGCCGTCAAGAACTCAATGCTGTTGCCTTTGAACTGGATACATGATGGATCACGGCGATAGATGATTGAACGGTCAGCACCAGCGGTACCTTTACCATTGCCACGACCAGAACCACGGATGGTTAATGTTTTGCCCTGAGTGGTGAAGATGTTGTTTTCTTCAATGTACTTCAGGAATGTTTTACCACCTGAGTTTGGTACCACACGTGTTGAAAGGTGTGTGTATTGCGCTGACGCCATCAGGTAGGTATCAGGCTCAATTGAAGAATCACCATCAAACAAATCTGACGAATCAGCCAATGAGTTATTGAAGTCGGATAAAACCTCTTCAATGGTCGCCGTAGACCAATCATGCTGACCTGTCACAATAGTGACGCCTGTTTGGTTTAAGAAGCCATTCACCTGTTCAAGTTGACCACTCGCATTGGCTTTGGTGTAACCATACCAAGCCACATTCGACATGTGCTTTTCAGCTGCTAAATTTGCAGCCTGAACTTTATCCGCTTCAAGCGTGAGGTTCATTTGCTGTGCGGTCGCCAATTCAACCACTGAATATTGGTAGCCAATCACACCGACTTTCACTGGTAGGCTTACAGTATCGTATTCAACTTCTGCAAGCGGAATATCATCACCTGTACCAGCATAGTCTTCGCCGATACCCACGCCTTTTTTACGAGACAGGATTTCACCACCACCATAAACCGCATTTACATTGGTCACTGGGATGAACTTGGCGTAGTCAAGGACCTGTGCAAGCTGTGGTGTAATTTCGTTTTGTTCTTCGATCTTTACGAAGAGCTGTGCCAATGCATCCATGTTGAACGCATCGCCAACTTGTGCCTGAATGGCATGTGAAATCGGCGTTAAACGCGCTTTCATTTTTGCTAATTTGCTCATGTTTAATTAAGCTCCACGAAGATTAAGAAGGGCTAAACCATCGGCACCTGTCACGGTTTCCCATGCTGCACCTGGTAATACTGTTCCGTCAGTTGCTGAGCTCGACAAAGAACCCAACGGCGCTGCTGTGGTACCGTTTGCAGTTTTTACGTAAACCGCAGTAGTAATGTCAGTGATTGGCGCTGTAGGCTTGACCCAAATTGCACCCTCAAACATCACTGGCACCATATCAGCCGCTTTATAAGCTTCTTTGCCAGCCGCCGTTTTGCCTGTCTTACCAACGCCGTGGCGTACCACCACACCAAAACGTGTAGGTGTAGCACCTGACACAGCCGTTACTGATTTGCCATCAGTCGTGCGGACAACCACATCACCGTCATTGACTAAAGTCAGACCTGAAAGCGGTAATGACAGTACAACTTCTTTAGCAGTTAAACGGCCACGCTGACCGACCACCGCATTTAATTGCTGAACCATGATTCAAGTTCCCCTTAAATTGTTTTGTATGCAGCAGACTTGTCATAACCCTTATTTTCTTTAGGGGCTTGACCTTGGTTTTGCTGTTGTTGCTGTTGATGTAATGCATCACCCACGGCATTGCCTGGTGTGGTCGACTTCACTGCTGACAGTGCACGGAAGACCGTGTCGATCTGTTCAGGTTTAGCATCACCCACGGCGACACCACCCAGTACAGCGGTCACCAATGTGTCACCTGCTTTGGCTGCAATCACATCACGTTTGATTTGCTCACATGAACAGCCTTCAGTTTTGATACCTGGTACCAAGGCAACGGCATCCGCAACCACTGACGCACGTTCAGCCACGACCTGATCAAGCTTTTCAGGTGTGATTTGGTTTTTCTCAAGATCACCGACTTTTTGCTTCAGTTCTGCATTTTCAGTCTGCAAGGTATCAACCACTGCTTGTACGGCTGGCAATTCATCACCGATGGCAAATTGTTTATCACCGACTTTGAGTTTTGCTGCTTTTAAGTTTTCAAGCTGGTCTTCTTGTTGCTTTACAGCATCAGCTAGCGCTTGGTTGTCACCAATCTCAAAGCGAATACCGTTTACTTTAACTTCCATCTTTTTCCCCTTTGGGTTTGGTTTATGGTCACCGACGCGACAATCACCGCCACAGCGACCGTATTTCACCAGCGCCACGTGATTGCCTTTAAAATTGATAAATTTGGCTTGATACGGCGTACCATCAGGTGCCGTGCCTTGTTCAAGGACAAGATCAGCCGCATAGCCTAATGAGATCTCGACACGCTCATTATTTTGAATAGCATTGATACTGTTCTGATCTTTGATGATCAGATCACCCAGCATGAATTCCCCTTCCTGGCGTACGTTTTCACACTCGCCAATATGGTAGTCCTTCCAGTTGGAAGCATTGATTTCATTTTTAGGTGGGTGATAGTCCGTTGCATCTACGCCGTCGAAGCTCTTGATCACTTCCGGTTTGAATAGATCCTCTGCTGCCACATAGACATTGATGACCTGATCCGCTGAATAGCCTTCCAAATTTGGAAATTCATAAGCGTAGTACTGACGGACTTGAGGTGCTTTAGCCAAGCGCACATTGATGCATTTCAGATACCCTTCTTGAGTAAATGAGCGTGTACTTTCGCTTGGTGCAAAGTCACCAATTTTGAGTTGGTAAATGAGTTTCATAAATTGAGCTCATAAAAAAACCACCTGTTGAGGTGGTTATGTATGTTGGTAGTAATTAAACTAATAAAAAATACTAGGTTATAAAAATGAATTGTCTTAATAATTTATGGAACATAATTGAGAATAACTCAGCCCAATTACAGACCATATTTGCTCTAATTGGTTTGATATTTGCAGTTATTGCTGCACTATATGCAAAAACACAAATAAAACTATCCCAACAGCAAAGGTTTTTTGAATTAAAACTTTCTATTCTAAGTGCAGCATATGAATGCAAAGATCTTATTTATGAAATCAAACATAAAAATGAAGAACTTAAATATGAGTTCTCCAGACTTCTCAATACTCAAAATAAAACACTCAACGATAATTTAGAGGGGTGTGATTATAATTATCATGAATATTTTAATAAAATTATGAGATTAACAGAGACTCCAGAAGAGGTGATTGATAAGTTAATAACCAGTTTAAGTGATGAAGAGCAAGAAGTTTCATTAGAAGAATTAGAAAGATATTTAAAACATTTAATTAAATCTAAGGGAAGTATTTACCATGCACGAAATGGATATCTTAGAAGAATTGAAGAACTTAGACTTAATGGCTAAATACTCAGTCAATCAAAATATCCTCATAATTCGGCAATGCTGTGCATCGACATCGAACTGGTTGACCTGGATGCCCTCCGCTTGGTGGATCATCCCATCGGAATGTTTCACCATGCTTTTTTTCATGATCTGGTCGCACACGCTCATCTTTTGCTGACTGCCATACATAAGTTTCGACACCCATGGATTCCTGACGCTTCTTATTGATGGCGCCGTTGATCTTGCCCATTTGGTCGGCTGCGATTATCCGTGCACGAAAGTCAGTACTATGCCCAAGCTTTTTAATTTCCTGAGCCAGTTCCTCATTGGTCTGCCCTGTCTGCAAGGCACCCATCACCAATGCTTCCAGCTTATCGGTGTATTGGCTTGGAATAGACTTAATCAAAGAGACATTTGCAGCAATCTGATTATCGATTTCATCCTGAATATCGGCACCACGGAAAAACGGCGTAAGGTCCACACCAAGAATAGTCTTGGTATGACTAGCAATCTGCTTATCTACTTCCTTGCTGGTATCCATAACCACCTTAGTGGCTAAAGATACCGACACTTCCATGGTGTACTTAACCATCTTTTCACGTAACGCCGTGAATAGATCCGTCACCCAGCTATCACCAATGTTCTGCCCTACGGTGGGTAAAACAAAATCCTTGGTTTGTTCCTGGCAATACTTGGATATTTCCAAAAGCTGACGTGTATAGAACAGCTCAACACGGCGATTGACTTTGACTGCCTTAGGCTTTGCCTTGCGTCCTTTCTTGCGTTTTTTGATCTGCTGAAGCTGTGGTTTAAGGATCTGTATCATCGTCGTCATTTGGCTTCACCATCGTTTCCAATTCTTTGATGTGATTTTCATCAATGACTGAGTAAACGCCGTCGATAACTAACTGACGTGCAATCTGAGGCTCAGTAATGATGGCCATGTTTAAGTATTTCTCGTCGCGTTCTGCATTCGCTTTTTCCACTTCCGCACGGACTTTCGCATCCAATTGCCAAAGTGGATTGAACACCACATTCAGTTCAGGAATCTGGCGTCCAAACGTAGACTGGCAGATCACGGTAAGAAACTTCATTAAGATCGGCTTGAGGTCCCATTCCTGCTTAGTGGCAATTGAGTCGTAATAATTACGAGTGTCATGCTCACCAGTAGCATTCATTCCTGCAGGTGATTGGCCAAACAGAATCGTATAGGGAATATCTGCCGCACCCGCCGTCTGGACTGAGAATTCACGCATCATGTCAGGCAAGCCAGCGAAGTTATATGTCTTGGAACTGTATTCTTCCTCAGCATCAAGGACCAGCATGCCATTCAAGCTTTTCATCAAGCCCACAGACATAAAGCGCTCCATGACTCCTTTCATATCCTCTTTGATCTTGTCGACCAGGTTAGGCGTTTGAATAACATCAATCTTAGATTCATGAATCAGGCTGGCGGATCCACGCTTAACACTGGCATGATCGAGCAGGTCCTCATAGACTTCCTGCAAAATACTTTGAGGTTCTTCATTCACCACATCCGCATGGGCAATACGGATTAAGCGAGAATAGTGAATGCGCTTCTTCGCCTCATTTCCCATCTTCATGTCGTAAAATTCAGGCTGTTTGAGCAATCCACAACATGCCGACGGTGGCAAATATGTGTTTTTGTCCGGTTTGATATATTTCTTCTTAACCACCGTAAAGAATTCCAAACGACCTTGGCCAAGTTTCGAAATATCTAAAGGTTGATCTAAGTTACCGCCATCAGCCGTTCCAAGCAGGATGTACACAACGCCGTAGAGACGAGAAAGAATCAAGCCTGATAAAAGCACATGCTCTAAGTGAAACGCCTTACACGCTTCTTCAAGGCGCTTTAAATCACCACCTTGTATGCCTTCATAGAACCATCCAGCACGAAGCATGTCCGATGCAGGACGATTGACGATACGGCGTGCGAGCCAGTTTTGGTATACCGCTTCAAGCTGATCATCGTCAATGTCTTTCCGTACAAATTTACCGTGTGCCGCTTTATCACGTTCTGTACCAATATTCGATACCAGGTTCGTATATGCACCAGCATCACCAATAACGTTAATAGCCTGTTTTACTGCATCAGCTACAAGCGTTTTAATTTTACCGCCTGTATCCGACTTTTTATCTTTAGCCATAAATACCTCTAATCAAATACAGTCGGCTTTTTCGCAAGAGAATCATTAATCGCATCAATCGTTGGATCCCATTGGTCATCATGCTCATGGGTGAAATCAGCTTTTAAGCCCTCAATTTCTTCAATGTAGTTCAGCAACCATGGCGCACTTACAGGCAGAACAACACGACGATCCTCGACATAGAACACCACATCCATGGTCCGGGTCAGTTTGTCTGTATCACGTTGGATTGCCTTAATTGGTAATGTCGTTTCACGCGAAATGTTTTGGATCAACATCGTTCCAGATGCTTTGTCCTCAATGGCCATGTAACGAAGTTTGCCGATCTTGGTATTGCTTTCCTTGTGCTTATTGATGAAAGCCTTGGCTTCCTTAATCAGCTCAGGTGCTTCCCATTTGCCACGGCGCACATCAATGATGTAAAGCCGGTTGTCATACCCAAGGCCTGCACATAAGAAAACTGAGTAGTCGTTATGTTCTTTAATCTTCTGTGCTGTATCTGCCCAGATCGCACGCCATTTCAAAACTGGTAACTCAAGGTATCGATCAAACCATTCAGCCTTGACCAGATCTCCACCGAGCTTTTTCGGTGCCTGTTGATACTGACTGCTGAATGTATACCGAGATACCGTAGCGCCGTCTTTGTCTTGGCCACCTTTCTCCAGCTGCAGTAACGACAGTAAAGATTCTTTTAATGGCCAGTAGCTTTGACGGCCTTTTTCGTCACGTTCGACATCTCGCGGCACTTTCTTTCGAATATGCTCTGGCAAGGCATTGATGTATTCATCATCAATCAGGGCTGGTATCGAAATCTGATGCCAATTGCCCGGGACGTTACCCGTCATCACAAAGTTAGTCGGATCCTCAACGTGTAAACGCTGCATGATCAGAATAATTGGTGTGGAGGACTTAGCCTTACGTGAGTTGACCGTGTTCAGAATCTTACGATTTGCTTTGTTACGTGCCGTCTTACTGAATGCATCCTCAGGCTTGAGCGGATCGTCCAGGATAATCGCACCGGTAAATCCATTATCAGCCAATGTACCTGCACGGCGGCCCGTAACCTGACCACCCATTGAAGCAGAATAAACGTGACCTGCTTCATAGCCGTCTACAGTTGTTTTCCAACTCGCCTTAGCATCGGTACTGGTCGAGATCTTAACTGGCCATAAGCCTTGGAAATCTGCCGATTTGACGATGTTTCGCGCCGTGGATGAAACATCCTCTACAAGTGACTGCGAGAATGACAAATATAAAAATCTTGAACGCTGATTTCGAGCGATACCGCGTGCAATTAGGTTAGTCAGTAATTCAGTTTTACCTGAACCAGGTGGAACGTTAATAACTAGGTTTTCGATTCGTCCGGTAATAACTTCATCAATTGCCCAGGCTATGTATTCATGGTGCCAATTGACCGAGAACTTGAAGCCCATACGTGGCAGAAAAAAACGGCGCGTAAAGAATAAATGTTCTTTCTCGCACCGTTCCTGCTCGATCTGCATTTCCAGCAAGCTAGTATTTACTTTCGAGTTCATCCATCACCTGCCTTACCAATTCTTTCGAGGCAGTTACATAGGTTGTATTTTCATTCTGCAATGGACCGCCGTCTGGGCCAGTTATTTCCTGCTTGGTTGTGCGTGCATCTGTTTCTTGATAAGCCAATTTCAACAGATTCTGTTTGGATACTTTATTCTTTCCAGCATCCTCATACATTTTCTGAATTTCTTTCAGTCGAAATGCTTGGTTAGCGATCGGAATATCAAAAATATTCTTTCGGAAATCCTCACGCGTTTTATCAAACAGATCCTTTAATTTCTTACTGAGATTTCGGCCTGCATACTTGGTTGGGTCGTAATTTTCACACTGCCGACGATCAATTTCGATGTTAAATCTTTGCATGACAGCATCTGCTACTTGTTGAGGTGTTTCAAAGCAAGCAAGAGACTGAACTATAAAGATTTTTATAGGCTCTTTAAGTGCCGCCATAATTACCCCTTTGTCATGCTACGTCATGCAAGACAGCCAAAAAAATGAGCCTTTCAGCCCTAACCAATCACACAATTCCCACAACACGCAGCCATACTTTTTTCTGATACAAACGGCGCATTCTTGGCAATTTCCAGAAGCCGTTTTACAGACTCGTCTGCACCCCATCGCTTAGTTTCACCAAAGAACACTTCAACGTCATGGCCAGCTAAATAATGCTTAGGTAAGCCAGTATGGTCGCTATAAATGATTTCGCCATCTTCATCACGCTCTACACCGATATGATAAAGCTCATGCTCAATCAGCCGACAGAATTCACGATCTGAGGCTTGTTCACAAAATGCAGCATCAACCGTAATCAGATATTGAGGTACAAAACCAAACCAATCCCGCATCTGTTGTTCCTGGCGTGCTTTCTTCCAGCCGCCCACGTTAAACATGACTTTTTCACATTGACCCAATACCATACGTTTTTTCGCTACGGCGGCAGATGAAGCCCAGGCGAATGCAAGGAACTCTTCATTGTCATGCAGTAATTCAGCAATATGATCATGATCCGGGTTGTGCAATTCACCACCTAAAGTAAGCCAATTCTTTACGACCCATTCTTTAAGCTCTGGTGCCGGTGCCAAACGTATGGCTTCTTCTTCCTCGGCCTGATCAATCAGATCCGTCGGTGGGAATGGTCTGAACTGTTCCATGTGATGCCTTTAAATTTCTAAGCCACTGTACGGCCCTATTGGATGATGAGATATCTGAGACTTCGAAGCGTATATACCGATATCCCATTTCTTCAGCATGATCATAACGATCTATGCTCCAGGCTTTAGTAGCCAGTTTACCTTTACGGCCACCAGACCAAGGACCACCAGCTATTTCAATCAATGTGAGATATCCAACCAGGTGTAAATCAAAGCGCCAGTGTTTAGTGGTTTTAAAATGGAAGTATTCTTCATATTTGATTTCCATCCGATCAAGGATTTCTTTTAGTCGATCGAAAGCTTCTAAGTATTTCTCACTGGCTTTAGGTAGTGGTCTATTGCGAGGTTTATTTTTGATTAGACCCTTATCGGTTAATTTTTTATAGTGTTTTGGATCCATGATCTGCACCCAACAAAAAACCTCCCGAAGGAGGCCTTTATCATCTTAAGAATTATGCAAAGTAATTTTCTAAGCCAATTCGTCTTAAGAAGCTCTCTTGGCTATCACGGTGCGGGAAACTGAATCGTTCATAATCATCTTGTGAAAAATAAACAACTACAAATTTTCCATCTGGATCCACAAAAATTTTTGTGATTTTATCTGTGTTCAAAACATAATCATCAATTTTAATAAGCATTGTTATTACCTAAATATTCTTAATTTTCGAACCACGAGAATATTCAAGTATTTAGATAACGTCAATTAATACACTTCCCTAAATCAAAACATCACGTATAAAGAGCCGTACGCAAATTCTTAATACGCTCTTTCAGCTTAATCATGATGCCGTCGATTGCATGCAACTCACTGAGCGTTAATCCTGATCTACTGAGGTTTTGATACTTAGACAGCTCAGCACTGCAAAATTCTAAGTCTTGTTTAGCTTGTACTTTGTCTGTCATGGGCACCTCAAAATAAAAAACCCAGCACTCAGGCTGGGTCTGTCATATTGTTTATTTTACTGATGCAATGCCATTTCCGCGCTTTTGGCTAAAAATGCCGAACGGCTTAAATGTTGTTTTTTAGCCATAGCATCAATACGTTTCACTAAAGCTTCTGGCATGCTGATATTAATACGAACAGACTTGGTATTTACCTTTGCTGTATCAATATCAACTAACAACCAAAAACCACCTTCAAATCTCTCATCACTTAACCATTGTTCCGGGCTTGACGGTGTAGGTAACGGAATATCTTCACCATCAAAGTGAACTTCAACCGCTTCCTGCGCCATGCGCTGGATGTCTTGCATTTCATCAGCAGCACTGAAACACCCTTCAAAGTCAGGGAAAGTTAAACCGTATGCAGTATCTTCATCTTTATGAACATATACTGGATATAACATTTTTACCTCCATTCCCAACCAGCCTGTTTATATATATTGCGTAGAGTTCCTATCGGCATATCTTTACGTGGATGTGGCACCACAACATGCCCGGACTTTTCAGGATGCTTGTACTTTTCATGGTCGCCCTTACCGCCAACCTTATACCAGCCTTCCTGCTCTAGACGCTTAATAATATCTTTGCTGTTCATTGTGTAACTATACACACTTTTGGGTGGTTTCATGATAAAAATTCTCTAAATAACTATTTCGTATTTAGTTCATGATGACTACTAAAGCACTAACTCTCAATAGCAATATTTTACTATGTTATTGTTTTATAATAATATATTAACATTAAAAAAAATAAAATTAATGAATAACAAATACTAAGCTAGGCGTTCATTTAATGTAACAAAATATTTTAATAAAAAGGAAAACCCCTCAACATCTAGAATGCGAGGGGCTTTGTTTGCCGTAATACGTCCGGCGATTTTGAAATAAAAAAGCCCGCTTAACTCTCTCCAATTAAACGGGCTTGACTTGCGTCACAACGTCTTTCTTCTTTTGCAAAGCAACTATATTGCTTAAATATTACAGCTTTATGAAACAGCTCTTTGCTTGAGTGATTGTTATTCAACTTCTTTCAAACAATCCCGACACACTTTGATTTCTTCATCATCAACCGTGTAGTCGATCTCAGTCACACCATGCAGGCCGAATAAACAGAATATAAATTGGAGCATTTGATTCTCCTTTCTAATTGTTTTCGAGAGACAAACTGTTTTGCTTCTCGTTTTTAGAATCTGGCACGCCATGCAGGCCAAATAAACACATCGGTAATCTAAGCATGATTTTACTCCTGGACAATCAAGCAATCATGTCGCAAGAAATGTCAGTTATTTTCACTTATAAAACATAAATTTATAATATTCATTGCTGAAATAATGTCATTAACTTTGTCGAACTAAGCAAGATTCATTCCTGGTTAATCAAGCATTTTAATTTGGTATGATTACACTAGTATTTCTCAGGGCAATAAAAAAGCCCTTTTCGCAGGGCCAGACGCTACTCACAATCACACACACCTAACATGCACGGTCTGCTTTACTTGCTTTCAATCCTCTTTAGGTCGGGGCGCTACTCCCTGGTCTAGATTCCCGAAGGAAGTTTACTCGATGGCATGTTCCACTGGTCAGCACTCCAGTAGGCTTGGGTCGCCTTTTTACAGGCAATAAAAAGCCCACTTACTCGTCAAAATAAGTGGGCCAGTGCTGTAGTCACTTTCTTCGTATTACGTCTTCTTCTTATCGCAAAAACAATATAGCACTAAGGCTTTGATCAGAAAGTATAGAGAATATTAAGAAACTGTTTTCAAATGTTGAACTTAAGTTAATTTTCTTTTCAGGTAATAAATTCTAAGCATTAAAAAAGCCCACCATTTGGAGAGCTTTCCTTGATGCTTAAACCTATTCTTTTGAACACTTCACTTCAAACTGATATTCGTCTTGGGTAACCTTAATTTTAATATTTTTATATTTTCGTTTGTTTGGATCCATTGCCGAGCCAGCCACTTCCTCAAAAAAGCTACGATCATTCATTAGCTCGCCATACACTTTATAGCCTAATAAAATCTTTTCAGGCTTTTTGCCTTCAGCCACTAATTTACCGAGAGTATCTTCTAGTTTTTTAACAGTTAAAATCGCCATTTCAATTAGAGCTCAAAAACAAAAAGGCATTATCACTTAATTTTATGAATAAATAATGTCAAAAAAGCCCACCTTTCGATGAGCTTTAATGCCTTGGTCTCGGTTGAACCGTAATACGACCAGTATAGAAAAAGAATACCTTACATCCATATAGGATGTCAAACACTCAATTTTCTTAAATTTTTTCGGTACTGGCCTGCATAATGCTCTACCTCATCATTCAACTCTTTGAGCAAAAGCTCAACTGCATTACCTAGCCATGCATAGCGTTTTGAATAAGTATTTGGTTCAATATAATCAATTCCTGAAAATACTAAGCGGCCTTTCAATGTATGGTATTCACGCAACTTTGGACGCAATGAATAAAACAGCTCCATACGTGCAATGTGTTTGCAGAATTGCGGCATATCAAAACTTTCACGCTGCTTATCCATTTCCTCTTGCACCATACGCCATAAGTAATCTGAGATGTATTTTGTGACCACGGAATAATTATCCGTATTGTCTCGATAATCACCCCATACCAAAATTGACGCATAAGCCTTGGTTTCATCATTTGGCATTAAAGCAATTGCGCCACAACGATCTTCCCAATTGACAGGGATTTCATTTGTTGGTGGTGTATCTGCTTCATAATTTGCTGTTTTGGCTCTTAACTGCTGCCCCAACCATTCAATATTTGTCATCTTTTCAGCTACCGTCGCATTCATCCCAAATCCCCTACCATCTTCTCAATTTGCTGGATCGCGTGACCTGACTTCACTTGATCCGTACTAAACCGTATTACCTGATAACCCATCATGGTTGCTGCGTTATATTTTTCCATGTCCCCGATATACCCCTTACTTCTGGTATGCCTTCCTCCACTCCAGATCCCACCTTCAACTTCAACCAGTATCTTTTTTCCTGCCAGGTGGAAATCAGCTCTCCATTTCCGCTTTGGGTGAAACTCAAATTCCTGCTCAAACTCAATTTTTAAAGTTTTGAGTTCTCCGGCCAGTTTCGCTTCAAACTCATTTGGTATTTTTTCGCCTTTGACCTTAGGGCGCTTGGAACGCCCTTTAGGTTTGGTGGCTTTAACCATTTTTTTATATTCAGCAATTGAGTAGCTGGTCATTCACCCCAAACCCTCAATACAACGGCGCCAATAGCCATGAAAATAAACATCAGCGCTTTGTTTAGATCCTTCATACGGCAATTTCACCCTTTACATTCATAATGTCTTTGGCATATGCAGTTGCACGGTAATGACTCTCTGATACACGCTCCAAATAACCACCTTTGACATGCTCCTGAAGCAGGCTGTAAATAGTGGTTCTATGGAAATCAAAAACAGCTTCTTGCACGTCCTTCACTGAAAATGGCGTAGTGGCATAACAAGCAAAAAGCATCAAACTTATCTGATCTTCAAAGCTAACTTTCCTATGGATTTTTGACTGATCATCAGAATCAATTTGCTTAATCTCGCCACCATTTTTCAAAAATTCTTCAATTGTTGTATTCACACCCCACCCCCTACACGCTGATCTGTCCAATTGCATTCAACTACGGTTAATCCACCCTGTTGAAAACGAGACCAAAGACGATCACCCAAGTCTTTCTGCAGCTCAGCTAATGTCAGATTAGAAATCAGCATGGTCGGCTTCATCCGGTCATAGCGTGCATATAAAACTTTGTGAACTAGCTCACGGCGTTTATCACGGTCATGCAATCCATATTCATCCAGGATCAACAGGTCGTACTGGCTGAAATCATAAATCACAGATTTTTCTGTAGCGTCCGGCTGCTCCCATGCGTTCATGATTCGCTGTGCCAGATCTTCGCTGGTGATGTAGCGTGCATACTTTCCCTTGTTGAGCAATGTCCGAGCCGTTGCACAGCTGAGATGAGTTTTTCCTGTACCAGTAGGCCCCACCATCACAAAGTTGTTTTTATGGCCATGGATCATGTTCTTCGCGAATGAAACAACTTGATTCAGTGCGTTCTGTTGACCAGCATGCTGAACGATATAATTCTTAAATCCTGACTCAGCATGGCGTTCTGGGAGCATTGCACCAGCAAAGTGTTTTTCACGTACGGTACGATCAATTTCAGCCTGTGCATTGCGCTTTTGCTCTTCCAGAAACTCAACGGCGCATTGTGGGCACTTCTGAAAAGGGCCTGCTTGTACCATGGCGGTTTTATGTTTCGAGCAGATCGCTTGTGTTTGTTTTAATCCCTGAGTTAGCATCGACATTGCGTTCATACAAAGTCCTCCGGGATATGGACTGGTGAATTCACTGGTGCGTGATGTTGCGATGCTTGGTCTGCCCAAGCTGTATTCACATCCAGATTAGAATTTTGTTTTTCAGAAGATTGATACGTTTTTTGAGTATATTTACGTTTGATCCACTTCACGAAGTTTGAATACATCTGGGTATCTGTGATCAAGCCTGCGTTCAAACGTGGTTCGTAATGGGCATTCACTTCAAGTAAAATCTGATTCACCAGTTCTTGGGTCATCGGGGTTTCACCTGATCGCTGTAACCAAGAATTCAGAGAATGTAAATCTGGTGTCCAGAGATTTAGAACCTGATCAACCGAATTTTCCTGTGCGTTTCTCTCTTTAAAGTTTTCTTTAAATGTTTCTTTAAGTGTTTCTTTAAGTGTTTCTTTAATAGTGCCCCGTTCAACGGTACTGGTCCCGTCACCTTTCACGGTACTAGTCCCGTCCCGTTTGGTGGTACTAGTCCCATCACCTTTAAGGGTACTACCCTCATTTGGTACTAGTCCCTTTTCGCGGTACTGGTCAGGAGTGAATAAATATTCATTCAAACAGCCTGTTGTTCTTTCAACTTTGATTAAGCCAAGCTCTTCCAGATCACGAATACATGACATAACCGTATCGCGTTTTTTGATACCGCAATATTTTTGAAATTGAGTGATAGCAATTGGGTGAGATGCGCGGTCAAATCCAATGGTTTGACGCATGACAAACATTAAACACTTAAATGCCTTATCGTTTAACTGAGCCATGATCTGACCGTCAATTAAACCATTTGGCATCTTGGTGTAGCGCTCTTCTTTATTCGACATAGCTTTGCGCTCATTTTTTGGAAAATGAACTACTTGCCCTTGAGGTATTGGTGGTTCATGTGCTAAATTTGATTTCATTCATTACTCCAGTGTTCTGAATACAAAAGCCTGACCTTCCACGTCAGGCTTTTTCATTTTGTGCGTTTGATGTGTAGCGCTTCATTTGCTTAAAGGCTGCCTGATCTGCTGCTGTAGCAAACTCGATAATACGTTGAAAAATTGCGTGGATTTCTTCATATTCCTGCGGTGTGATTACGCCATCTTCATAGGCCTCATATACCTTCTGATTCGCCTGCCCATTACAGATATTCCCCTGCATCATTGCTTCAATTACTGATAGCTCGTGATGCTTACTGCCGTCACAGCCAGTAGGAATCAGAGCCAATCCCAACTGATGCGCCCATGCACGTAAAACAACCGGATTGCCAGTGAAAGAAAGCATCATTTCGAACTTCTTTAGGCTTGGTAGGTAGTCCATATTGGGATTTGCATAATTCAACACAGTCTTATGGGAGTCGCCCAGAACATCAGCGATCTGCTTCGGATCAATACCTGGTGTTTGGTGAACCATCTTGTACATCGCACTCTGTGCTTCTTTACTGAATTCCATGTGTGAATCCCTTTATATATTCACATTTATTTCAAATGCTTATTTGGTGATAATTAGTTTAAGCAGAGAGTGCTTGGTTGCGGATGTAATCAAAATCTGCGTCCGGACAAAGCAGATCACAGCTAACTGCGCCATAGCTCTCTTTATCAATTTTGATAGCTAAAGAAGCACTGCATTTACTGTTGCCATACATGATCTGGTTTAAATAGCCCAGTGATGTTTGGCAGCGTTTTGCAAATACTTCTCGATCAGTTGACGAAAGATTGGCTAGGAAGGCTTTTAGTTCGGTTGTGTTTGCAGAAGACATGTCTAAATCTCCCAATAGTAATATTTAGTAAATACTAATTTTATTTACTAAGCAAGTCAACAGAGATTTAGTGTTTACGAATTTACTTTTTACTAAAAACTAGATGAAATAGAACTATGGACATTATTTCTTTACGACGCGCTAATTTACGCCGAGCAATTGATGCTAAAAATAAATCAGAAGGGTTTACTTCAGATGCTGCTTTTTGCGAGCACTACGATCTGAACCCTAGCCATATATCTCAACTTGTAAAAGGACATGGGAGTTTTGGCGAGCGCGCAGCTCGAAACCTTGAGAAAAAGGTAGGCTGGGAGCCTGGACTATTAGATAAAGAGCAGATCAAGAATATTTTTGGTGAAGAAACCTTAGCGAATGTTCCGCGTGTTAGAGCGCGTATGGCTCCCGTATTATCTTGGGTTCAAGCTGGTACATTCACTAATGTCGCTGCAGTTGATATGAGTGAAGTTTCTCAATGGCTTCCCCTTCCAGAAGATGAATGTTCAAACTGCTTCTTTCTCAGGGTTCAAGGCATAAGCAATTTCCCTGATTTTATTGAAGGTGACTACATTGTTGTGAACCCTGATGCTTACTATGGGGATATGCAATCGGGTGACATTATTGTGGTTCGTCGTGGTGAGGATGCTACTTTTAAAAAGTTAGTGATCGAAACAAATGGCAAGAGATATCTTCAAGCATTAAACCCAGATTTCAAGCCAAACATAATTGAATTTGATGAAGAATGTCAATTTATTGGACAGGTGGTTGACTGTGTAAGATATGTTTATCACGCCAAACCAAGAGTAAGAAAAAATTAAGAATAAAAGCAGCTACATGCGGCTTGTAACAAAGAAGCACCCAATAAAGAAAAACTCTTGAAGAGGAAAGCACAATGATCGCAACACTTAATAAATCCAAAACTGCGCTAACAATTAATCGTCAAGAGTTTAAGTTGGCATTAGGTAAAATCGGTGAAGGGATTGATAAGCAAATAGCTTCGCTTAAGAAGGCCAAGCAAAGCTATGACGCTGCTGAAATAGCACGTGAGGTCATTAGTGAGGCAAATATCTTTGAAGTTATTATTGAAGGCTTTAACGAAGCAGAAGAGACGAATCTAAAGCTGACTGACATAACCAATCTTGAAGTGGCCCAAGGATGGATAGATGAATTTTTAGAAAAGTATTCAGATATATAAATAGCCCAATCAATTTTTGTTGGCTGAAGAAGGAAAATTGGCCAAAAGAGGGCTGATAAAAAAGCTGATTAAAACCGAGGAAATAGCTAATAAATATAATGCAAAAGATTGAAATAAATTCACCGAAGATCAGTCATGTGTTTTACCAGCACCACTTGTTGACTGTAGTACTTCAGACGGGTGAAAGATTTCTTTATCGTCTTCTTGAATCTACTACTTTTGCTAAATTTATGGATTCAACTGATAAAGATAAATTTTATAAAACTGAAATTTGTCTTGTCCTGAAATAGATTGACAGTATTCCACTTCAAACCGAGTTAAGCAATTAGCTCGGTTTTAGTTTGCT